TTTGGGTGCTGCTAGAGTTAACGTTTGCACCCATGGTGGTCCTAACTCTGCTTGGGGACCGCTGTACGATGCGAGCAACGCAAAACGGGGGGTGCTTCGAGAGAGAATCGAAAACGCACGAACCAATACAAATCAAGCTGTTTTTAAAAGTCGCAGCGCAAAGATCTTTGGCCAATAGTTTGCAAAACGTTACTATATTATTTTAGAACCATGAAAAAATATGTAGCACTTCCATTGTTAGCTGTTGAATCAACAATTGTTCTTGTTGGAGCATTAATGATTGTACCTGATGTAATCAATCTGGAATAAAAGTTATGGCAGTAGAAGATCAAGCAAGACGAGCAGCAGAAACGACCAGTTCAGCTCAAACAATCGTCAAAGATCAAGAAAACAAACTTAAAACAAAAGGCAAGGTTTTCGTTATGGAGCAAATCGTTAACGGTTTACCTCCACCGGTTAATGTTGCTGCCAAAGCTTTAGGCGAAGGTTTGACGGCTGCTTTAAAAGTACCTGTTGATGGTGTGATTCAACCTGCCGCACCGAACGAAGATCCAATCAAGCTCATGGCTTACGCTATGGCTTTTGCTATTTTAAAAGCTATTTGGTGTTTTATAAAAAGCATACTAAACCCTTTGCCAATCATAGGCTTCTTTTTTTCTTTGTGTTCTGATGATCCGCAACTTACTGGGGTGACTGTTCGAAGAAACCTGTCGTCGGGACAGCAACTCACCAATGATGAAAAAGAAAAACTTAAAGCGGACAACGATACACAAAATATAAGTTCCGCTGTTAATTTACGTAACGTTGGGAATAGAACTCAACAACCGGAAACCAACGCTTTGCGTCAAGCAAACGCAAGGTTAACCGACGCTAAAAAGGCGGAAGCTAGTATTGCTCGCACATCTGAAATGAACAGCGGTGACGATGGTATCACATTCGATCAGTTTGTAGCAAGAACAGCAACTGGTGCTAGCGAAATGGTTGCAGGACCAAATATAACAAACGATCTTTTAGGCCAAACCAACCAAGAACAAACGAGCGCAAATATCCCAGCACAACAATCGGTTGCTCAACCAGAGTGGCAACCAAATGATCGACCAATATCAAACGAACCTCTTTCATATCAAGAATATCGTAAGTTGTTTGGTCTATAGTTATAAGGCATGAGAAGCTTTAAAAGCGTAGGCATTACATCAGCCGAGCTAACAGAACAAGAAAACGCTGTACGTCCAACTCCTAGACCTATAGGAATCATTACTCCATTAAGATTAGGCACAAATAACGAAGGTTTGCTTGGTATGCACTACACAGTTGGTGATACCATGAAAAACAATCTTCGTGATTTGATTATGACCAACTGGGGAGAAAGACTAGCTTTGTATGATTACGGGGCTAATCTTGGTCCATTAGTGACTGAATACGAGTTAGGTAAAGATGCGTTTGATGATGCAGCCATGCAACGTATTATGGCCGCTGTTGGCAAATATATGCCTTATGTTGAGTTGGAAGGTTTTGATAGTTCTCAAAGATCGTTTGCAACTGATCCCGGTTTAGGTATTGTTACGATAACGATTGATTATAGCATACCAAGAGCTGCTGTAGCTACAACAAGATTGCAAATAACGTTTGCAATAACATAAAATGTTGTTGATCTATATCTAACATAAGGTGAAACACGATGCCGGTTGATTCCAGACGAACAATAAATCAAATCATCAAGGCAAGAAAGTATCTTAACAAAGACTTTGATGCTTTCAGAAATGATTTAGAAGAATATGCACGTACATTCTTTCCAGATCGGTTGCAAGACTTTTCTCCAAACGGTTTTGGAGGTTTGCTATTAGAACTAGCGTCATATATTGGTGATGTTCAAAGCTTTTATCTAGACCATCAGTTTGGTGAGCTAAATGCAGAAACAGCTGTTGAATCAAAGAATGTAGAAAAGCTTTTAAGAGAAGCTGGGGTACAGATCGTTGGAGCAGCACCAGCTGTTCTTCCTGTTACTTTTTACTTTCGTATTCCAGTTAACTCACAAGGAAGCTATGACACAACAGCACTTCCTATTGTCAAACAAGGAACAGTTGTTAACTCAAATCGTGGTATACAGTTTCAACTAATCGAAGATGTTGATTTTACTGTCACAAAAAGCAACGGTGAACCAGCAAACAACATAAGCTACACAGTTGGTGAAGTTGATAACAACAACAACGCAGCGAACTATATCTTTTCAGCAGCCGGAAACTGTTTAAGCAACATTACCTATAACGAATCGTTTACAGTTGATGGTTTTGAGCAGTTCAAACGTTATGTGCTGCAAAACCGAGACGTAACAGATATTGTCTCTGTTGTCGATAGCGATGGTAACAACTATTATGAAGTTGATTATCTAACACAAGACACTGTGTTTAAGCTTGTACAGAACCGTAATCCTGCTTCTGCATCACCACCAACAGAACAGTATGTAGAATCCAACTTGGAGATTCAACCTGCTCCGTTTAGATTTTATAGAACAACTTCTTTAGCAACAAGACTATCAACTCTAACCTTTGGTGGTGGTTCTGGGCAAACAATGAACGATGATCTTGTACCTGATCCATCTGAAGCTGCTTTGCCTTTGTATGGCCGCAAGAACTTTTCTAGGTTTACTATTGACCCAAACAACTTGCTACGTACATCAACATTAGGTGCGATAGCTCCAAATGTCATTGTTTCTGTAACATATCGTGCTGGTGGTGGCTTAAATCACAACATTCCAAATCAAAGCATAACAGAAATAGCAACGTTGGTTACAGATTTTCCAAACAATCCAACAACCCGTATTGCCAGTGATGTACGTGCTTCAGCTGATGCCAATAACAATGCTCCCGGTGCTGGTGGCGCAGATGCTCCAACCCTAGATGAACTTCGCTTGCAAATACCTTCAGCCAGAGCAGCGCAAAGCCGTATCGTAAGCAAAGAAGATTTGATGGCAAGAATATATTCGTTGCCAGCAAACTTTGGCAGAATATATCGTGCCAGTGTAAAAAACAATCCTGATAACCCAAACAGTGCATTGCTTTACGTTCTTTGTAGAAATGACTTAAACGAACTTATTCTTGCTCCAGATCTTCTTAAAAGAAACTTGCAAGTGTATCTCAATCAATATCGTATGATTTCGGATGCTATCGACATTCTGGATGGTAGAATAATCAACTTACAAATCAACTATGACATAACAGTTGACCCAACATTCAACCGTCAACAAGTGTTACAAAACGTGCAAGGAAAACTAGTACAGTATTTCAATGTCGAAAACTATCAAATGGATCAACCATTGATTCTTGATGACGTAAGAAACATTATTTACAACAACGTTGGTGTGTTGGCTGTTAGAGGTATAACTGCAACCAACATCACCGGAACGGTTGGTGACAGAGTTTATAGCAGCGTGCGTTATGACATCACAACCAACTTAATTAACAACTCTATTCTTATTCCTCCACCGGGAGGTATGTTCGAAATCAAATATTTTAACTTCGATCTTATAGGTCGAGTTTCTTGACCAAAACGTTACCTCTCTACTATATACTAATAGGAGAGGTAACGTTTCATGGAGTACAAATACGATGGTCATTCTCTCAAATCTGGAATCTATAAAATCACAAACAAGATAAATGGTAGGATTTATATTGGTTCTGCGAAACTTTTCAAGGTTCGTTGGAGCCAGCACACTTCTTCTCTTCGTAGCCAAAAACATAGTAACAAGTTTCTTCAAGCTGACTTTAACAAGTGCGGCGAAGAAGCGTTCGTGTTTGAGGTTGTTGAGGTAACTGAAAATAAATCAAAAGAAGAGCGTTTAATGATTGAAGAGGAACATATCAAACGATATTACGACAAAGGAAACAATTGTTATAATCTTTGTGACAGAGCGATATCAAGGGAGGGAAATCCGAGTAAAGACCCAGAAGCGACACGGAACAAGCTTAAAGGAAAAGTTGCTTGGAATAAAGGTAAACGTACTGGGATTGAGCCTTGGAATAAAGGGAAGACGAACGTTTTTACGGAAGAAACTCTAGAGAAGATCAGGCAGGCGAGGGCTTCTCAAGTTTTTTCTGAGGAATCGAAACAAAAAAGAGCAGATAGTTTGCGTGGTCATTCGGTTTCTGATGAAGCAAAAGCAAAAATAGGTACGGCGAACAGTGTTCTAATGAAAAAGAAATGGGAAGACCCAGAGTATCGAGAATCTCAACTAGAGAAGTTGAAGGCGGCTGAACGTGTATATACTGATGAAATACGGGCACGGATTAGCGAGGCCCACTGTGGTAAAACTCACAGTATAGAAACAATAGAAAAACTTCAAGAAACAAAGAAGCAGCAGTGGGAAGACATCGAGTTTAGAGAAAAAATGATAAATGCGATGAACGAACCAGAAGCTATTGAGAACTACAGCAGAGCGTCGTCCGCAAGATGGCAAGATGAAGAGTTTCGGCAACGAACTATTGAATCAATGCGAAATGCGATTGATAAAACACAAAGAGGAACGGAATCAAAAAAAAGATGGCAAGACCCAGAATATAAAGCAAGGGTTGCTGCGAAAATAAAAGCTTCATGGGAAAAACGGAATTCTGGGAAGTTAACCAACCATTAAAACTTCCCCTCTCTACTATATTCTTGCTAGTAAAACTTAAGTTTGCTCTATTTTTCTTTGGTTCAGTATTTACCTAAAAAGAGAGACGCTATGTATAGAATTTTAAAAGCTGATAAGGACAGTTATGTTACTAACAAACTTATCTTCAGCAGTAAAACAGCTTTGTCTCGCAGTACTGATGCAAATGTAGGTCAAGCTGGAACAATAGATTTATTCAAACTATATAACACAACTCCTGTTGCTAGTGGAACATCTGGAATAGAAATAAGTCGTGGTGTTATTCACTTTGACTTATCTACACTTAAAACTCTTACAAGTTCTCTGCTAGATGTAACAGATTCAAGTTTTAAAGCTTATTTGTCCATGAAAAACGTTTATGGTGGTCAAACTGTGCCATCAAACTTTGTGCTTGTTGTTAATCCTCTTGGAAAAAATTTTACTGAAGGTAGAGGCAATGACGTTATTGGGTACCGGGATTTAGATGCAGTTAACTGGTATACAGCTTCTATAGATGGTTCGACTATAACCACATGGACAAGTGGTGGAATATCATATTCTGGTGATACAGCAAACGTTAATGCTGACTATTACCTATCTGGTTCTTCTCTTCTTGGTTATGTTCCACTAACATTCTCTCAAAGCTTTCCAAGAGGCGATGAAGATATTTTTATTAACGTAACAGCAGCAGTTTCTGCCGCAATAACAGGAGAAATACCTGATTATGGTTTTCGCATAGCTTATTCTGGTTCGCAAGAAACAGATACAGTAACTCGGTTTGTTAAACGTTTTTCTTCAAGACAAAGCAGAAACACAAATTTACATCCAGCACTTGTGATAAAATACAATGATAGTTTTTTTGACAATCAAGCTCAATCGTTTTTTGATTATCAAAACAAAATAGGCTACTATTATTCACCGTTTGGTGTTGAATCAAATTTTGTTTCTGGCAGCACCGAGATATCTGGTTCTGGTAGCTTTATGCTTGAGCTTGTTGCGTCTAAAAGTGTGTATGTTACAGCAACAACATACAGTTTAAGTCATTCAGCATCAATAAGTTACACATCAGCAAGTTGGAATTATTTTTCACAAAGCTTTACTGGTTCTCAAATAAGTTTTGGTGGTTTATATCAAACTGGAAGTTATTATGCCGATGTGTTTATTCCTTTGAATATAGCAGGCTTATCTGGGGTGTTACGTTCAGATAGCTCCGTTGAGTTTAAATCTGTTTGGAAGTCGTTGGATAATACCGTTATATTCGCTACAGGGTCAAGTTTAACCTTGAGAACCCTTAAAGGCAACAAGACTATTGTGAACACACAAAACTATGGTATTAACATAACCAACCTTGAAGAAAAATATATCAACACAGCACCAACAACGTTACAAGTTTTTGTGTATGACTTTGATCCAACACTTCAAAGCTTTTATTTGCCATATAATGCTAAACCAAAAGTGTTTAAGAAAATGTACTGGAGATTAATTGATCCATTCACAAAGGAAATATTGATTCCATTTGATGATGTTGGCACGAAACTTTCTGCTGATGGTGGTGGTATGTATTTTACCTTGTTTATGCAAGACCTTCCAATGAACAAACCTTTAGAGCTACAGTTTTTGATCAAAGAAAACAATGAAAGTTATTTGATTGAAAATGAAGGTTTTAAGTTTGAGGTTGTAGCAGCATGACAACATTATTGTCACCAATTCAAAGATTGCTTCGTGTTAGACCGGGTGTTTTCAGTCCAACGATTATTCGTGGAATAACGAACCCAGACGGTGGTTTAGCATCTTTTGAAACCGAAAACGGACAGTTTTTAACAACTTCACCTATTGCAGAAACAGGTAGTTTTCGTTATGATCCTATTGGTTCTGGTATCAAAAGCACTCAACAACTAAACGTTGATTGGAGTTTATTTGAAAACCATGTATTCTTCAATAGTGCTCAAGTAAAAGTTAACAGTGCTTTTAACAAAATCTTTGACAGATATCCGTTTGATGGCACACAAAAAGAAACCGAGTTGTTTTTCGATCAAATGACAGGTTTTGAACGTTATGTTTATGACAATATGCCAAAGAACAAGGGTTATCTCTTTTTTTCTGGCAGCAATATTGGTGACACAACAACAAAAGGAACATGGATTACAGTAAAAGATTCTGCTGGAACAACGTTTCCATTTCTTACCAAGAATCCAAACGGTGCTAACAGACTCGACCCCACAAGCAGTTCAATAAGCTTTCAGTTTCAAATATATGCTGCCACAGGTTCAAATACCAATCAAATAGTTTTTCAAAAGCTTAATACCGTAACAGGCACCGAGCAGCATGGCTTTGGATGCTTTCTATCGAGTTCTGCGGGTGCTACAGCGCCCTTAACTTTCTTTGTGGTGTCTGGGTCAACAGATGTAATGTCGGCCTCTATAAGCCTTGTTAAAGGCAACTGGACGCCTGTTACATTTACATGGGATAGAACAAGCGGTGTAAATCAACTTTATGGTTATGTTAGTGGCTCATTGGTTGCAACCAGTAGCCAAGTCACAATAAGAACGTTAAATTTTTCAACGGCAAGTTTGTTTGTGGGAACGGGAAGCAACATAACTTCTCCGCTGTTTGTCCCAGAAACAACCTTTTCTGGTGCTTTGGATGAACTGCGCTACTTTAAACGAGTTGTTGCAACAAATGAAATGATATCATATCAAAGTAGCAGCATATACTCTGAACCAGATTTAGCTCTTTACTTCAAGTTTAATGAACCTAGCGGCTCAACAAGCAACCTTGTGCTGGATCACTCTGGAAAGGGTATGCATGGCTCATTAAACAGCTATGCATTAAACACTCTTACCGTAAGAAACATTAACACTGGTTCTTACATGGGCTCAAGCCCAATGATATACGAAGACATTCGTATGTGTCCAATATTGTTCCCAGATCAACCAACTGTTATAACATATCGTGAAAGTCTGATATCTGATGGAGCATCATACGACTCTTACAACCCAAACATTATCACTAAGCTTGTACCAAAACAATACTTTACATATGGTCAAGAACAAGCAGCTTTGGATTCTGAAGAAGGTCAAATCAATGAGTTGCAATATGGTTCAGAACCAAACACAGCAGCTCTTGGTAGTACGCAAACTCTTTTAAGTTTACTTTATATGTGGGCAAGCTTTTTTGACGAAATCAAACTGTTTCTTGATGCGTTTTCAACACTAAGACATGTTGATTACGATCAATATGATACAGTCCCAGATGCGTTTTTAAAACAACTTGCAGACTTTTATGGTTTAGATCTTCCACCATTGTTCATTGGTTCAAACATCAATCAGTTTGTTAACGGTAACAGTATAACTCCAGATATCGTTAATAGCGAATACTCTCTTCAATACCTTCAAAACCAAATCTGGCGTAGAATCTTGATTAACGCTAACGATATTCTTAAGAGCAAAGGCACAATCCACAGCATCAAGTCATTGCTGCGAGCTGTTGGTATCGATGGAGACAATATCTTTCGATTTAAAGAGTATGGTGGACCAACACAGCGTACTCTTGATTCATTAAGAGAATCAAGAAATGAAATAGGTACAGTGTTAAGCTTTGTTAGTGGTGGTTATTTCAAGTCTCCGTATCTTTCTGGAAGTAGAGTAGAATCAGGTTATCCAACGCCGGTTGGAATATTTGTTGTTGATTCAACTACAGGTCATAACATAGACACCACAAACATTAACGACGGTTTGTTTACAAGCGGTTCATGGTCTTTTGAAGGCATATACAACTATGCTGGATTGTCAAGTACATCTTCTGTTCAAAGTCTTGTACGTATTATGAGCTCTGGTTCAAGCAACACAGAAAACGTGTTGGCTAACTTGTATGCTAACAGCGGTTCTGGTGTAACGTTGTATGTTTGCCCAAACTCTACTGTTGGTGCAACTGTTCTTACCATGAGCATAACAACACCAGATATATTGAACGGTCAAGCTTGGAATATCAGCTTTGGTAGAGAACGTGGAGACTCTATAGGTCAAGTTTCTTCTTCCTACTTTCTTCGCATTGGTAGAAATAACCTTGGAAATATCGCTGAAGAATATGTTACCAGTTCTTTGTTTGATGATAACTTTGGAACAAACTCTGCCAATAACTTGTGGCAAGTTCGTAATGCAACATACAACACATCAGGTTCATTTTTAGCTATTGGTAGTGGTAGCACAACCATTGCAACAACCACAAAATTTGTTAACGAAAATCCACTACAAACGTTTGATGGTAAAGTTACACAGCTTCGTTGGTGGAGCAAGGCTCTCACATTAGGTGAATGGAGAGAACACGTTAGAGATTATAAGTCTCTTGGTGTTGAAGATCCAAGAGTTAACTTCAACTTTGAGAACTTTAGAAGCGGTTCATATGAAAAACTAAGAGCCGATTGGAATACCGATCAGGTCGAGCTAAAAACAGATATAGCGGGCGGAATTCAAATATTTGATTTCTCTCAACATGAACTTCATGCTACCGGCACATTGTTTCCAATCTCCAAAGACGTGATCGTTCCTGAACGTTTTTATTACTCATTTATTTCACCAAACTTTGATGAAGCTGTAACTGACCAAAAGGTTCGTGTAAGAAGCTATCAAAGCTTAGACTTCGTAGACCAAGACGTAGGAATGTATTCTCAAGCTGCTCCTGTGTACGAAATACAACAAGAACAAATCCCAGAAGACAATGCCAAGTTTAGCATTGACTTTTCTATCGTTGATTCTCTCAACCAAGACATGATTGGAATGTTTTCTTCTCTTGAAGTGTTTAACAACATACTTGGTGATCCCAATATGATGTTTTCTCCAGACTATCCAGACCTTGAAACTCTTAGAGACATTTACTTCAACAGACTTACAGACAAACTAAACGTTCGTGGATTCTTTGACTTTTATCAATGGTTTAATACCAATATGGGTAGGTTTATTGCACAGTTACTTCCCAGAAAAACAAAATTTCAAGGTATCAACTATGTGATTCAATCTCACATGCTTGAGCGTCCAAAACTTGAATACCACTTCGAGGATATATACCTTGGAGAAAACAACAGAAACCGTCAAAAAGAAGTACTTTTACTGCAACTTTTCACTGGTGTGTTGAGGAAATACTAACAAAAACCTCCCCCAGCTTTTTAAAGGAAACAAAATGCCATACTGGGTTACTGATCAATATTTTAAACCGTTTGTTGACACAGCAAACTATTACGGTAAAACCAATCGTAACCTTGTTGTATCTGGAGGAATGTCAACCAGAGAAATCGACATATACCGTGAAGGTGTTAACTTACGAACAATCCAAGACATATACAGTTCCAATCAAATCAAGGTTATATTTGAAGATGGAACACAAGACCATGAAGTTAAGCCAAATGGTGAGTTAAGTCATCAGTCTGCATTCATCACATACGGTCAAGCTGGAGACTTTACTCAGTATACATGTAACTCATTGTTTAACGACTCACATGTTGGTGTTGAAGGAACAATGCTTAATGAAAGCGGTGTACGTATCAGTAAAACAACCAACTACTTGATAGAATCTGGTCTTATCGTTGAAGGTTATTTGTATGTTGATGATGTGTATCCCATTTACATGAATGGTGGACCACAGTTTTACGAGGAATCGATTATAGAGCCTTTTCCTATGCCTTATCGTCTTGCTACCAACGAAAGTCCACAAGAGCAAATACGTGGCGTGTATGCCTTTCTAGAAGCCGGTAACATTGGTGATGAACGTAGGTTCGGTACAAATGTTGTTGAGCAAATGGTTTATAGAGATCAACCGTTGGCTGTTAGATCGTTTTTGGAATATGAGCAAAATTATATAATTGCAACCAACTCAAGTGGAAACGTTGTAGGCGTTGTATGTACAAGACCAAACGCAATATTGGATCAAACGATTCAACCTATGTTTAAACCTTGGGTCGATGAAGCTAACGGTCAATATTTTCCACAGCTAACAAATACAATCGATCTTTTGGGTGTTACTGTTACTTCTAGTGTTGTTAACCTTAACGGTGAAGTGGTTGGTACAAAAAATCAACCATTCTTTAGCGAAAATTATGAATTATCAGACTCATATCTACAAACAAGAGATCAGAAAAGTGCCACAGCTGGATTTACATATGGTAACGTTGCGTTATATGGAACAGATAGCGTTGCCTTTGGTGGTATGTTTCGTGGAGCATAACTAACATCATGGCAAGAACACTTAAAGGTACAAGAGCTAGAGGTCTTCCAGCAAAAGTTCTCTTATCACAACGTCAAGACGCTACCGGTAGTTTTCCAACAGCATGGAGAACATCTAGTGATAACCGCACAGGAAAGTATCCTGTTTTCTTTAACGACAATAAAGTTATCAACTTTAATCAGCCAGTAACAGATGTTGGATTATTTGTTTCCACACATCCAGAATACGAAGAAAAAGTTGTAACTGTTGGTTCTTCCGGTAATCCAGTTAACCATGTTAATGTAGTTTTTGTTTATCCTTTTACGAACACACCTGTGCTGGTTATAACTGATCTAACAAGCAACACAAACACACCAAACGTTAATGCATTCGTAAAAGAATATTCAACAACTGGCTCTTACATTAACTTTTCTGCACCGTTTGAAGGAACAATTGTTTATCGAGCATTATATCAAGCAACGTTTGGTACTCCTGTTAACGTATTAAGATCACCAAGATATACCGATCAATATTCATTAGTTGTTGCAGATTACGGCATATTGCCTAATGGAAACAATGAAACTATAACGTTTTCTGATTTTGGTTCTGTTCCAACAAACAACTATGTTACGTTTTGGGATTATGGTAGCAACACAGCAAACGTTTCAGCAAGCATAACTTATGTTGGCAACACAAGCGTTGTTATAACAAGTAGTGCAACAGTTAGCAACGCTGAAGTAGATTATATGGGTTTTGGTACATCAACAGCAACTGTTGATGTAAAGGGTGTTGTTTATCCTCTTGTTATGACTAATCAAGCTATTGATGCAGGACTAACAACAGAAGCTAAGAATGACTTATACAAGCAGCCATACTTTTCTGGTTCTGTGATTGTTAACCAACCTATTGTTGCTTCTGGCAGCATGGTGAATGGTGTATCCGATCTCTTTGTTACCTTTACTCCCGGTCAAGACATTGAACCATTTATGGATTTTGCCAATCCAGAAGTTGATGGTAAAGTTTCTGCTTCTGTTGGAGGTATTAATCCGTTTTATGCAACTGGTAGTGCTGTAACTGTAACAGGTTTAGGATTTCAACAACCCTTGTGGAGCAAGAACAAAATAGAGATTGATATAACCCCAGCAACAATACAATCGTTTACTCTTTACAAGAGTGCAAGTGTTGAGAGTTATCCAATGGGTTATTGGAATCCTAATACAAAACTTTATGAGGGTATTGGTACAGGTAAAGGTATTGATAGCTATTCTGGGGACTTGAATGGGTTAAAACAAGCTTTAGAAGAGCAAACATTTGGCTATACACCTTCCTCTGACGGTGGAGGAATTTTAGCTGGTTTCGCTGCCGGTACATTTAATTTGTATGGCAGGCAAATGAGCAACTATGGATTCCCATACCATCCAAAGTTTCAGCCAACTAGCTCGCAACAAATACAAGCATCAAATTTCATATCAGAGCCTTTTCTTTTAGAGAAAATCGTTTTGTTGTTTAGTGGTTCTTTAGGTTATGACAGTAGCACAAACACAGGAATTTGGTCTTTTTTTATGCTGAATAGCAGGTCTACAATTCAAGGCAAAAGTTCTCCCAACCAAAGCCTAGATTATTTTTTGGGTAGTGGCCCTGCGATTTCAACTTTGATTACATCATCTGTACTAGGCAATTCGTATTTGGATGTTGTCGATACACTTCAGTTAACGTTATCGGCTAGTCAAGACACTAGTGGCTACCTTAGAAGAGAGCAAATGATTGTTAAACAATCCGCTACAAGAACAACAAGTCAATTTGCTTTAAGTTCTT